GGTTGTTTAGAGCAGACTCGATTTAATGGCGGTACTATCTCTGTCGGGCCAGGTCACTACGGTGACATTTCCGAACTCAGAGTAGGTGTTGCCAAACAAAAGGGTAAGCTTAGAGTGGTTACAATGCAGAGTGCTCGTGTTAAACGGGTTTTAGTTCCCGTTCATGAGGCACTCTACGACCACCTGACATCCTTCGGCTGGTGTGTGCGGGGAGACGTGAAGAAGTCGGACTTTGAGGCCATTGTGGCGGATGTAGGCAATGGAGATTCTTTTATCTCCGGCGATTATTCCGCGGCGACAGACAATATACTACCTTGGGTAACTGAGGCGGTAACGTCTGTTTTGGCTGAGTGTCAAGATCTGACTGACGAGGAGAGAGGCATAATGTTAGCAGCAGTGGGCGACCTTCATTTGATGTCCAAGTCTCGTAAGACTAAGACATTATTGACAAGAAAGCAGATGATGGGAAATCTCTTGAGTTTTCCCATTCTCTGTCTAATCAACAAGGCTTGCTTTGACATCTGCTGTGACATAACGTGGGGTCAAGGTAAGAGGAGAGTTGGTAGGTTTAATGGCGATGACTGCATGTTCGCGGGAAATAGGGACTTTTTCTCTCTTTGGGAGAAGGTCACCTCTACCTTTGGATTAGTAGTTAATCGCCAAAAGACTGGCTTTTCGGAAGCCTGGCTCGACCTTAATAGTCAGCCTTACCACGTACCATCCTCCTCTCTTGTTCCTCGCCATTGTCTCTCTTTCCTTCGGCCTTTCAGAAATGATTGTGTCGATCTCCTCGGGGAGGTGTGGAAGGGTACAAAAGAAATGAGGCATAGTGTACGCCAGTATGCAATGTCCGTTTTAGCACGGCACGAGATTGTCCTACGGGACTTTTGTGTGGCCAATGTACCCCGATACGTTGTATCTGGGCTTATGAAGAGGTCCTGGTTTAGACGTTGGAGAGGATCTGATCCTGTTCCTCCTAACGTAACCGGGGTCTCACGCGCCGACGATGTGGTGGTAACAGATGCTCCTCGCGAGGATCTGTTTTCTATCGTAGACGAAGCGCACACAGAAGCAGAACGGCGGAGGCTAACCTATTGGACAGGCAAGCCGCTTTCTTTCGATAGTAGACCGGTTTGGAGCAATTCCTTAACCGGCGGATGTCGAAAGTTTGTAGAAGTCTTACCTGGCCCGCAGGTGAAGTCTATCCGTCGCCAGGGACGCCCTCCCCTCCCCCCCCAGATAAAGTGAAAAAGTAGTTGTAAGAAAATAGTTAAGGGAGTTAGTTGGAAGTTTTATTTTTAAAAGACAATCTTAGACTGGTTTAACCTCGAATTCGGTCCAGCCGGTTTTGCCAACTATCCTAAGTGGGGTCCTGATCATCCTAGAATGGTCCCTCATGCTGAATGTCGCAATTACGTAAGGTTGAGATTTATTGTCCCTACACCTCCGTCATTGATGCCACCGGGCCCGTACGGGGTTTGATGGTGCTGATTAGTGGGTTTTCTCCGAGGATGTCATGTTATTACTGATTGTGGCCAGTTGAGCCGTGACTTTTACCACCACTTCTATTTCGGATCTCTCCTCCGCAATGACCTGTATGTTACCGCTCCGTTTGGGGCGATTACAGGCGGCCTTTGACAAGGCAGGGGGACCTCAGGAACTCAAGTGGGGACGAAGGAAGTCGGCCGAAGGCCGGTAGTCGAAAGACTATGCGGGTTGGGAGCTCTCTCTGCAAGTGCCTAGAGAGCCAGTTGAGGATCGATTGAGGTAGCTCTTTCGACCGGATACCCACACAGGAAGTATTATAATTGATTAGGAGAT